TAGCCATGCCGCGCCATCCTGCAATGCGTAGCTTATCTGAGATAAGGTCGAGTGGCCCAGAATAGTCTGGTGCTTTCTCGTTCTTCTTCTCTTTGTCTTCAAACAAAGCCCCCATTTTTTGATAGACCTCAAGGCGTTTGTTGCCGTTCTTTGATGTCATCTGCATCATAACAACAGGGTATTCTTTGCCGTCGATGTTCAGTTTACCTTGCAAGATAAACTTCTGGTCATCGAAAGGGGTGAACACTGCACCCCTGTTGGTATCATCATACTCGCTCATTACCAGCCTCCGCTGTTTTTGGTGTTGCCATTGTCGGCATCGTATTTGTTGCCGTCATACTTGCCGAGGAATACATCGGCGTTGAATCCGAGATGGGATAGTGCCTTGGTCAGCCCATCCGTGACCGCCATCTTTGGCGCATCTTCGGCAAACTTGTAGTTGCCTTTCTTGTCTTGCTTGAAGAAGGTTCGGCATCCTGTGAATGGCCCATAGCTGTTCTCGCGTGAGCCATGCCAGATAGTTACATGCGCCATGACAGCAATCTGTCCGTCCTGTGCGCCGACTGTATCTACAGATGATGTCCAGCCCCAGCCCTCACCGACTGGCCCGAATGTCTCGGTGGCTTTCATCACCTGATATTGTGGGTCGATTGCAGTGAACGATCTGCCGATAGTCACTGTCTTGAGATACGCTGGATCAGATTTGTCTACCTGATTCCAGATTCGCATGTTCTTGTTTTCAGCCATCAGTGTTCTCCTTTACGCTGATACGCAACGAGCCTCGCTTGTCACGCTTGATTGTGAGTAGGTCGCAGTACACTTCCCTCTCGTCATTGGCGACCATCGCCTTAAGATCTGCCTTTGCAGATTCAAACGACTTCGCCGCTCCTTCGGCTTCGATGTAGTCATGTGCGCGACTGATGAACTCGTTATCACCACTCGCATCCCTCCTGACCATATCGTCCACCCGAATGTGATCTGTAGTTAAAGATGTAGGCTGTTTGCCTACAGCGGGTTCGGTGTCCGATGTCACACACTTCCAGAACTCTGCAATGTGTACCATCATGTTATCTATGTATATGTCATCCTTCGCAACCGCCACCGCCTCCCAGCGGCGGTTGCCGAAGATGACAGATAGATAGCAATGTGTTGCGTCTGCAAGCCTCATGTAGAACTGTATCTGCGGCATGTACTGCCTGATACAAGACTCCATAGTGTTCCTGTCATATGTGTGCTTGCACTCAAGAATCTGGTTCTTTGAGAATATCCAGCCATCAACAGTTCCTTTGCATGGCACCTTATTAATTGTGGCCTCAAAGGTTTTCTGTTCGCGCATGTGGTCACAATGCTCCTCAGATGGGAAGCCAATGTGATGTCGCTTGAACCACAGTATGTTGAACTGCTCAGTGTACACACCAAGCTGGACTGCAATGTTTTCTGAAAGATCGGCGGACTTGGCACGGCCTGTCTTCTCAAGCCATAGGTTATGCCAATCGCCTTCCATAATTCGACGCGCATCGCTGCCGCCGATGAAGCCTTGTCTGTTCATGCTGTTCTCCTTATGAATAGACTACTGTTTTTGTTGAAGAAACGCAAGTTTCTTTGCGGTCAGAGCCTCCAATAGTTTGATGCGTTTCGTTAGCTTCCAGCCGATGTGCTTGTAGAACTCAGCATATGCTGGCCAGAAAGTTGTTTCACGAGAAACATTTTGGATTGCTTTGTTCACAATGTCGGCAGGAAACTCGACAAGCTGGTTAGATATGGCACTGATACGAACGCTCATATCACCAGATGATTCACCAGATGGTTTGACTACCAGTGTAGATAGAATGACAAGCTGGCGTTTGATGTCATCGATGGGCATAGGCTCAAGTGATGCTTGCACAACCTCGATTGCCTTGTTGCACTGTTCCTCCGTGTCGCATTGGATCTGATAGCCGCGCACCTGTATCTCTGCACCATGCGGTTTGTATCTGACAATGCTATCTTCAATCACTGGATAGCCTGTCAATGACTCCAGCGAAGAAATTAGATTCTTGTCCAGTTGATGAGGATTGTTTACCTCCAGCATCCTTGCGACTGCGGTTGCTTTCTTTGTCGAACTTAACGGCGTTAGCACACCACTTTCTGTAGGCGAGAGAGATGTCGCTGAACTGCGACCCTTTCCCAACGTGGTAATTGCAGAATCTACCTGTTTCAATGACATGATCGATGTTCTCCTTTAGTGCCTCATTGATTGACTCCATCAACTCTGTTGTCGGTTGCCAGTAGACAGGCACCTTTTGCCTACTGGTTCTGCGCTTTTTTTCAGAGCCTTCTTGCATCAGCGGCACGAAGTGTTCCTCAAATACTTCAGTGTCAATGATGACGACAGACTTTGGTTCGCCTGTTCGCCGCTTGTAGATAGCAATGTCACGCTGGTCTAAGACGGTGAAAGGGCTGGGGAAAGAGCCGCCGTCCCTATACTTTACCTCAACTACCAGTTCGTGTCCTCCGATTTCGAGGAGGATGTCACCCCGATACTCGCCTCCCAACTGTCCTGAGAGGGGTTGTTTCTTGGCTTTGAAGCCAATTTTTTGGAACCACTCAAGGATTTTCGTTTCATGGTAGCTTCCTTTTCTGCGCTGAGATGTTGCCATCCGTAATACTCCCAACAGTCTACGCAGTATGTTGACCCGCTTGCGAGTACAACATACCACAGTTGCATTGTATTGCACTTCTCACACAGGGCTGGCTGGCCCTTGCGATCCTGTGCAACTTTCCGTCTCGCTTTCTGTGCGTTTCTCTGTGACTTTGATTTGTAAGCCAAGTGCTTCCACCCAACAGCCAAGCATGAATCCAGATGGCACCCGCTTGTACTGCTCCCATTTGTGAATTAAAGATTTGGCGCAACCTATCTCGAAAGATAATTGTTCCTGTGACATGCCAAGTTCCTGTCGGCGTTTGATTAACTGGTCAACCATGATCTCGTATCCGTTAATCATAGTTGTCTCCAGTAATCATGGCCTCAAGTTCTTCATCTGTCAGATGATCTATTTCATTAAATGAGATCTCTTGCTTGCGTGGTCTTGGTGTTAGCTGTCTTTTCCTCGGCTTGCGTTTTGGAGGCGCGATTGTTTTCCGCTTTTTGGGGGCTTCAAACAATCGCTCCTCTGTAGAGAATCGGTGCTGGCAGGATTTACATTTGCGTCTGCGCCTTACCGTGCCATCCATCCTGCGCGAGTCGAGGACATCAGTCTCCTTCTCGCACTTGGGACATTGCATCGATTATCTCCTTGCCTTGCTTGGTGATAGCCCAGACAACCTCGTTGCGATTGCGACTGTTGCGGATTCTATCTCCTGTGTCTTCGACCAGTTTGTATCTGCAAAGTTCAGTGATGCGTGGCTTAATTGAGTACAGCCACTCACCTGATTTGCTTGCGACCTGTTCGCCTGTCATGCCTTGCGGGTTGTCATGCAGTATCTGCAAGACGACAAGCCGCAGTCCTGTGACACGAGAAGCAATCAGTTCTGCCGCTTGCTTCTCTGTGTCTTTGTAGTCTTTGTGGTGCATGGCACTCACATTGACATCAAAAAGATCTGCCATCATTTCATCCTCCATACCCGATAGGTTTCATTGGGAAGTTTACGCATGGTGCCTGTCATGCCTCTGCGCCGCAGGGCTTGGCACATTGCCATTGCCTCACTAGAATTTTTGCAAACTACCGAGTCTCCTGTTGCCATGTGAGATGCTGTCCTTCCGATTTCAGAATGTACGCCACGCCTTGCTGGCAGTGGCACATTGCTCTCAATTTTCATCTTTGTCCTCCGCTGATGTAATTGCATCCAATATTTCATTGGTCATCTTGTTGCGAACATTGGCTATTGCACTTGGCAAGCCAACGCCGAACATGCAGGGTTTGCCTACATATTCATTTGTTTCTGCTTGCTGTTTCTTTAGAACCTTCAGAACAGCCATAATCTGTGCATGACTACTTACCATCGATTCGTTCTCCTATTTTGTAAGTGTGGTCAGTGACCTTCCACTCTTCACATTGATGCGCTACCTCAATAGCGTCATCGTTTTCACGAACCCACACTTCCTGATAGACGGTCTGGAGTACCAGTACATCAAGCAGTTCTGATTTGCAGTTGGTGCAGAATCCTCCTGTGTGTTCGTCTGGGTGATACAAAGAATTGTACGACTCATGTTGAGTGCCGCAGTCACGGCACTCATACATTTCATCGTAAATTTTCTCAGCCACATGTTTAGTATGGTATCTCATCATCTATATCCTGCGGCGGATGCTTCTCCTCCCAAGCTTGTATTGCACGTTCTAAAAACTTCTCCTTGTCGAAACGTGGATTGGTCTTGGCAAGTTTGTCCGCCATGATTTGTATCTGAGAGGGCCACCCCATGAGCGGGGCAACCTCGTCAGCTAGATATATGAAATGGCGTGTTTGCATCAGTGTTTTCATACAATCCTCCAAATGCGAAAGCCGTTGTCAGTCATGCGAGTTGCAATGCGTTGATTGCGATTGTAAAAACGCTTACGCGCTGCATTTTTCTCGCTTGTTGTTGTGACCTCAAAGGACTCACCGATCTCTAGTTCTGGGAACGGATACTTTAGGTCTCGTCCTGCGCCAGTTGCAGGAACAGCTATCTTTCTTGATATACGGTAAGCCATTTACACCTCCTGTAGTTTTGGCTTTTGATAAGGCTCATCATCAGTTGCATCACGCTCAATCACTTCATGGAATTGGTTTTCCATGTTCCTGAGGCCAGAGACATACATGTTGATGTTGTATTTGAACGCGCTGTCTTCTGCATGAAGTTGCTCAGACAGTTGTTCAAGCTGTCGATTGATAATGACAAGTTGATTGAGTACCGACTTCGGCATTGTGTTCTCCTTTGTTTGAGTAAAGAGGATGGAAACTGCCCCCTCACCCACGGCAGGGGGGCAGTTCCAGACTCCTTATGCAAAGTCCAGCATCTTGAGATGCTTGGACAGTTGGTTCTCCCGCAGTCTGCGTGTGTTTGCAGGACTGCGAGACTCGTCAGTGTGCGTTGCCCAATATGTGCAAGCGTTGTACAACGCCCACTTGTTTGAACCCAATGCGACCTTCTCCTTCTTCCAAAGTCCCATCAGGTTATCCAGTTGCTTGAAGTTCCACTTCTCTTGGCTGGTGTTGTTTGGCACATGGCAGAGTGTGTATTTGAAAAACTTCTCAACCTCTGCATCTGTCATCTTGTCTTTCATCCACTTCTGATAGCGGTGCTTTGAATCAAAGAAGCACTCTAGTCCTTGCTCAATCTTTGCAGATGAAGCAGTGACGCTGACATTGGTGGTGTGCTTGGCAACAGTTTTTGCAACAGTCAGTGCATCTGTGCATCCGTTCAAGCACCAGAGCCTGTTGCCCTGTGCTTGCTGTGCGAATGACCAGCTACCGTCATAGCTGTTGTAAAAGATTATCTGAAAGCTGATGATATCACCAACAGATGGTTCGATAGTCAGGTCAGGGAAGTTGATTGTGCCGCGCATCTTTGCGCCGTTCTCAAACAGAGCAATGTCATAGTCATATGTCCTGCTTGGCTTAGCAGCACTGACTGCATCAAAGACGCTGTTCACAACGTCATCATGTTTGATTGCTTTGTACTTAGAACCATGTACACCTAGCACCTGACTGGTGTCTGTGCGTACCAAAGCACGAGCCATGTTCTGTGGCACTTCAATGTTTGTGCCTAAGTTAGTATTTGGTGTAGCCCACAGATCGTATGTATCTACAGGGAACGCCCACTCATCTGTGTGTGTAGTGATTGTCATGTCGTCCATAGTGTTCTCCTTTATTCAGACATGTAGCGCATGATTGCGCCGATAAATGCAAATCCTAACCCGAAGATTAGTAAACCGATTTGCACAAGAAATTGTCCATCGGTAAGTGGTGCATGTACCTCATCTACCATTGAGGTAGCTAAGATTACACTGAACATACCGAAGCCGATTAACATGTTAGCGAATGTTCTCATTTGTTCCTCCATTGCTTACACTACTATATGTAGTGGTCTTATGCAACACCTCAATTGTATGATTCTGGGTGAGGTTGTGGTGGGCCTTGATAGAATGGATTTCTGTGCCAGACATCTCTGTCTGTAAGAACCCATGCTCTATCTTTATCTCGTGCTCCGAGTTCATATGCTTCTGCTCTGTCCCAATCAGAGTCTGATGCGTATGTGTACTCTTCTTCTTCTCTGAACCAATTCATGTTGCTCTCCTCGACAATAACTAATATGCAGCTTTGCCACGCTCAATGCAGGGAAGGCACGATGAATAGTCATCGCAGTAACATACTTCCTGCTCATAGATTTTCTCTGCATGACAGTCAGTGCAGTACATGTCGTCTGCATCTGGGTCATACACGGTTGCATTGCGTTGATCGCAAACAGCACACTTGCTACCAAACATTTGCTTATCTCCTCAGTTTTATCAGCGGGCTGTGCGATGCTCCGCGAAGTTGCAATA